CGTATTGATTAAAGCTTAGAGTATTACCCGAACCCAAAAAAGAGTTATCACTTGAAGTTATTTGATTTGCTCCAATATTATCTGTAACAACTCCTCCACTTTTAATAACAAGTCGACCGGCTGAGTCTGTCTCAAAAGTAGTTGTACCTAGATTTATTCTCGCAGCATTAAGAGTTCCTGTACTAATATTTGATGCACTTAAATTTATTATACTTACATTTGCCGCATTAAGGGTTCCTGTAGTAATTTTACCACCACTAATAGAAGTTACATCATTAGCTATTGCACTTTGTACATCAGATGCGGCAAAAGTCGTAAACCCGCTGGGATTGGTTGAAGCATATGCTGCAATATCTGTTCTAAAAGAAGCAGCATTTGTTATTTTACCTTCTATAAAAGTCTGCGTTACATCCGAAGACGAAAGCTTAGAATTTGCAGTTGCCTGAGCAGCAGCAGCATTACTATTTGCAGTATTCGCGGTTGACTGAGCCGCAGCAGCATTACTATTTGCAGTATTTGCAGTTGACTGAGCTGCACCAGCATTACTATTTGCAGTATTTGCAGTTGACTGAGCTGCAGCAGCATTACTATTTGCAGTATTTGCAGTTGACTGAGCCGCAGCAGCATTACTATTTGCAGTATTTGCAGTTGACTGAGCAGCAGCAGCTGCTGTATCATCTGTAGGAGTATACCCAAGAGCACTACTAATTTGAGTACCTGTGATTGTAATATCACCATTAATACTTAGAGTACTACCATTCCATGTGAGACGCTGACCATTAGAATTACCAATACTAAATTTATAGGCTGAACCACTATATCCTAAAAAGAACCCTACTCCATTATTAAATGCTGATTGTCCTCCTCTAACGTGTCCCCCTGTTCCTACACTTATACCTTGAAAAATATCTCCAGATGTATCAAAATTCTGAGCACGATTATTTGCAGTATTTGCAGTTGACTGAGCTGTAGCAGCATTACTATTAGCAGTATTTGCAGTTGACTGAGCTGTAGCAGCATTACTATTAGCAGTATTTGCAGTTGACTGAGCTGTAGCAGCATTACTATTTGCAGTATTTGCAGTTGACTGAGCTGTAGCAGCATTACTAGTTGCAGTATTTGCAGTTGACTGAGCTGTAGCAGCATTACTAGTTGCAGTATTTGCAGTTGACTGAGCTGCATCTGCTGCTGTATCATCTGTAGGAGTATACCCAAGAGCACTGCTAATTTGAGTACCTGTGATTGTAATATTGCCAGCAACACTTAAGCTACTACCATTCCATCTTATATGACTAGCATTTGTTCCAATATCTAGTTTTGCAGTGCCACCATCATTACCTATAAAGAATCCTGCAGTATTTTGACCAAAAGCAGTTTTACCCTGCCTAATTGCCATTCCACTTGAGTTTCCTAAATTTATAACTCCTGTTGTTATTCTTCCGCCATCAATAGTTGTACTACCACTTGACCCTATATCAGATGCTTCTAATGGAGTTTTTGATGTGCTGCCATCTGTAAGAGTACCCCCACTAAAGACCACAACTCCCGTAAAACTGGTTTGTTGAACAACATTTGTATAAGCAACAGTAATTGTTGAAGAACCCGCACTGGATTCTTGGCCATAATATCGAACTGTCCAAAAAAAGTTATCCGAGGTAGCGTCTTGTGTTCGAGGACTGTTTCTCCAAACATTTGTTGTTCCAGAATCATTTATGCCAGAGCCTGTAACTACTCCTGTACTAAATGTATAGGTATTTCCGCTTGGTGCTGCTGGCGCCCCTGCTGTTGTTTTCTCATAAAATAAATATCCTTGGATTGTCCGTAAGCCATCAGATCCAGGAGATCCATTACTTCCTGCTTTTGACTTTGAGAAAGAAAAAGTTCTTTCAAAAGTTGGACCACCATTATTTATTATGATTGGAATTGTAAGAGTTCCCGCATCAACTGTAGAAGACATAGCAGTAATATCAATAAAAGCATCTACTGCAGGCGAGCTTCCTGTTGTAGTAGTGCTAAAAGTTAGTGCATTTGATGGAGACTGCACTATAGTCCCTAACGAATAGGTATTATCAGCCGGGCTTGCGGAAGAATCAAAGTAATATCGTACATCTGAGTTAAATACTCTTATACCAAAGTCTGCCCCCGCAACAGACGATACTACTCCTTCTGCATTTGCTTGAAAAACATGAGACTCGTTATCTAAAACCGCACTATAGCCGCCACGAGACTGTGTTGTTACTCCAAACAGCTCGAGATTAAATACGGTACCGCTCTTAGTCACCACACCAAAAATACAGTCTTCTCCAGTATCCGGTACGAGAGATGTAGTATGAAGACTAACACCTGATGTTGTTCTTGTAAATGGAGTAGTTGTTAGCAGTTTTGTATTACTTGTAATACTAGATACTACTCTATACTCTGCTGCCGCTACCTCTGTTCCAGCGGAAGAGTTTGCAGAAATTTTTATTAATTGACCTACAACAAGCTCACTACTAAAACTGGTTGAAGTCCCATGTACAATATTTGAGCCAAAAGTTGTAGACACAGTTCCTGATGTAGTAGACAAACCGTTGTTAGCAGCTCCAAACTCTTTTAGATAAGTAAAATTAATCGTATTACCATCTATATCCTCAACCGTAGAATCTGTATGTTCTACTACTCCTTTCCAAGGATCAGAAGCTGCCGCGCTTCTATCAAAGTATAAAAATACTTCGTCAGAGGTGCTAATCGTAGAAAATACTTGTATACGCTGTGCAGATGCTGCGCTTAAGAATGCAACTCGAGAAGAAAAGGGCGGTGTAAAAGTATAATTTCTTGCATTTATAGTAAACAAGCCTGTTGAGGTATTAAAAGTAAAGGGCGCATCTAACTTTCCCCCTCTTGCCACGCCAAGATTACTTCCCTCCGACGGAAGTTTACCTGCTATGGATGTTGAAGTAATTTCCCAAGGCGATTTTGCACCTAGTGTATTTACTGTGCGTATTTTAACAAGATAATCGCCCTCAGATACATTATTTACAGTAAAATTTGTAGAGCCTTTTTCTGCTATTGCAATTGTAGTATTTTCTCTTGCAGTTCCGGTACCTGTTAAATCATGAGCGATTTCGTATCTTTCGGTAAACCTATAGTTTACAGTACGAGTATTACCTGCAGAATCCACAATGCTTTCTACAGGAGGAGTCCAAGTAATAATTGTATCAAAAGAAATAGGCTGACCTTCTACTGAAGACGAGGCAGAAGGAACCATTTGAAGAGTTAAACCTGTAGGCGGTGGCACCGGTCTATTTGCTGCAGTATCTGGAACATATCCTGTTGTGTAAGTAGGAACAGCAGTATCTATTTCATCAAATTTTGTTTCTTCGTACTGAGTAGCAGTTAGATCATATTTACCCCCATCATCCTCTGTAATAGAAGCAATTCTAAATTTCTTAACATTATCTGCAGTTTCATCGTCAGAAATAACTGCCCAAATATAGTCTTGGAGAGGCGCTTGAGAAAAAGCACCGTTTACAGTAATCGTAGAAGCTGCAGTGCCTGTATTTGTAATATCTTTCGTTTCAATCCTACTACTTGTAGAAAACTGAACATCAATATGGTTTCCACTATTATCAAAATAATTTATAGAAGCTGCAGATGTAGGGGGGTTGTTTACAAGATCTAAAAGATTTCCGCTAGCATCACGAGCTTCTGGTAAAAAAGCACCACGAGTATAAGTAGGCGCACTGCCTGATCCTATTGTTGCAGGAGTATCTTGTGCTAAATATACACCTCCTCCAGGGAATATTATAACTAACTTACAATCAGTTCCAACAGTGCCGCCGGGACCAAAATCAACAGTTCTATCTAATACAATGCTATTTGTACTACTGCCAAACCCTACTCGTCCGCTCGATTCTAAGCTATAGGCTTCCTTGTCTTGTACATTGATTATGTCGCCAGGACGTAAATATGAAGCATTTATTCCTGTAGTAAAGCTAACAATTTCTGTCTCTTTTGTATCTGTAGCTATGTGCCAGTCTGCTAGCCTTCTTGCCTGACTTTCTGATGTGCAGCCAAAAGCAACAATATCCTTAGGTACTACTTTTCCTTGTTTTACAATATTTCCTGTATCCTCTACAGAAAGAACAGTCTTTTTATAAAACTCATCAGGATTATTCCAAGTTACATTTACTTGATTTATTCGTGCTCGCTGTCCTGTATATGTGTAACTAAAAATGCCCTCTTCTACATTTCCTTGAGTGAACGTATAGAGAGCTTCTTTTGGAGAATCTTGAATAGGAGTAATCAATCCATCAATCCAGCCAAGCATTCCCCTAAAAGTGCTTGCCAAATCTTTCAAAACTTTATAGGATTCCTCTATCTGAGAAATATAAACATTACAGGTAAATCTAGGTTCTAGCCCTCCTTTTCCATCAGGCACTAATTCATCACAATATCTTGCAATTCTGAATAAAGCAAACTTATCTATATCAGACTCTTCTAAGAACTCGCCTAAACCATATTCTTTATTTATAAGTATATCATAAAAAATCCATGCAGGATTATTACAATATACTTCTCTAAAATTTACATTAGAAGGAGATAAAGTTTTGTCGCCTCTAAATGATCCTGTCCAAGAAACATAGCTTCCTGTGTCTACACCAGAGAGGTTTCGAGTATATTTAGCAACCCCTGTATTACTTTCCTCTCTCGTAATATAGTTAGTAGGAACTTTTATTTTCTTACCGTAAATGTGGTATGCTCTTTGTGGAACATTTTGAAAATCTTCCGCAGAGTAAGATACGTATGCAAGAGCAGATGTTGGATAACTAAATTTATCCTCTATTATGCAGTCAAAAGAGTCAATGACAGCATTTCCAACAAAAGACTCATCCCCGGCGTACGCAAGCTCACTCTCAGGACTTAATCTTCTAACTTCTACAGCCCACGAGCTAAAAGGCTGAAACTGCTTTAAGTCTACCTCAAAGGTTGCTACAAAAGCAGGATTGTTTCCTTGCTTTCTAATTAGACCAGTATTGCCGCCGGTATCTATCCTTGGTCCGCGCGCAGTGTAACTATAAGAAGCTATTGCTATAGCTCTATAGTTATTTTGTGCCTTTCCACCTGCAGCAGCTTTTGTCCAGTTAGGGACATTACTTAAAAAGTTACTTCCACCATAATCTTTTCCATGAATTAAAACTGCTTTTTCAGGATCAGAGGGAGTTACTTTATACTTAACAACAACTTGAAATTCTGCATATGCAGGATTATCGTCTCCTTTTACAGAAACGTGTCTTAATCCCCCAGGAAACTTAATATTTACTCGTACTCTATCTATTTCTTCTGCGCTATTTTGTGGGAGATTTAAAGAAGAGGAAGTAAGAGCTCCTGCAGCAGGACTCTGGCTGCCATTTGAGCCTTGCCCAGTAGTAACTCCAGAGACTAGCTTTAACTGTTGGCCCGATGGAATTATAAAATTTGCTGTCTGCGAGCCGCCTATTGATCTAGCCTCAGCATCGCCCTCTCTTGTTCCTCTTGAAAAATTAGCAGTTAAATTATCATAAGCTAAGTCAAGGCCAGTATTTTGTACATTATAAATATTGGGTACAACCACGGAAGAAAGACGAACGCGAGCAGAAGTTACATTTGTTTCTACAGCAGAGCTTAAGGTTGCTGTATTACCATTAGTAATAGAGCTTATTTTTTGTACTTCATCAATGCTTACTGTAGCACCAGAGTTAACCGCTGTGTATATTGGAGGAAAAATTGTAGCATTTGTACTTGAATTTACAGTTTGAACTATACCTCTGTACTCTCCTCCACTCCTTCCCGCACCGGCTATTCTTATAGTATATTTTGCTGTTGAAGGAAGAATAGCATGATTTCCATTTGTTGGATTAAGCTCGTGCTTGGAAGCAAAAATACCAGAAGCAGTACTTATATTACGAGTGCCTACTTTAAGCGCCTGGCTTGTTGTTGTATCACTCGGGCCTGCTCCTACTATTTGTAAATATCTGTCACCTTGCGATAAATCAATATTTAAAAATAACCCATTTGCATTTGTAACGGATGTGCCAGAAACTGTTGCAGTTCCTGATTTAGCTGTAGCTGTAGCTTTAGTTTCATCTAGCAAGGCTACGCCATTAAAAAATATACTGGCATACCCATTTACTAGACCGCCTATTTCACCCGCAGCGACTAAATCTATGAGAGCTGCGTGTTGGTTTTCATAAATTACTGCCATACATTATCTCCGTCATCTTCATCAAAATTAGAACCAGGATCAATTGTAGCATATGAGCCACTATTATTTACATAAGAAAAACTAATTGGAGCGCCTCCCACTATTAACTCACCATATGCTACAGGAACTGGTAGTCCTTGGGTTATATTATTTGTTGGTCCATTAAAAAGGTAAGACTCTGCTGTGCCTTGATCTGTTTCAGGTCCAGGAGCGAGTAATTGAGAAATACCTGTAAGTGCTAAATTTGTTGCGACACCTACTAAGGCTGTTCCTAGTACCCCTGATGTTATAGCATAAGTAGTGCTGGCTGCTCCTGTGGCTGAAGTTGCTGTCGTTGAAATTAAATTAAGGCCGCCGGGTACAATAAAAGCAACGGCAATGATAGCTATAGCTGCAAGTATTTTTGCTCCACCTGATTTTGAGCCAGAAGGAACTTCTGTTATGATAATATCTTCATCTTTTAAAGACAGCAACAGTTCATTTTCTGACTCTAAAAATTCTGATCCACGCTGTATTTCGTATCCAACATTTGCATCGCCTGCATCAACCAAATGCTGACGAAATCCAGAAGTTTGACATTCTATTAATTTAAATATATCACGAATGTTGTCGCAATCAGTATGCCAAACATCTCCGAACTTTGATATACTTCCATTTAAATAAACTGTTTGCATCTTACTATCCTATGAATATGTTTTCCCCACCCTGAATGGAGAGACTCCTTACAAGAGAGCCGATCAATTGCATGATGAATAAAATTATCTTCTCCTACATATACTCCGCAGTGGTTTGGAACATGAGAAAATACTTTAAAAATAATTCCATCGCCTATCTCAGGCGTATCTACCTCTTCGAACCCAAAAGCATCAAAAAGATCGTCAAAATAATTTAACCCTTCATCCCACCAATTATCTTGAAATACAGTTTTTGGAAGAATAAGATTAAAGTTTTCTTTGTAGTAATCTCTAACTAAAGAGTAACAATCTTGTGAGCCAAACTCATAGTCTCTTCCTAATAAAGGATTATTTATTTTTGGAGGAGTGAATGTATACTTTTCCTCATCTCTTAAAGAGTATATAGTATAAGGTATTTGTAGAAAACAGCTAGCTTTTTTATCGCCTGAACTCGGTTCACAAGAAGAATCAACATGGCTATGTATTATTGAGTGTATTGTACCTACTAGACTCGCCTCGATATACTCTTTCGGATCAATTACGAAATCTTCTTCAGGGTCATCTGCTATATTAGTACAAAACTTCCATACTAACTTTCCTTTTTTATTTATTAAAAGACCACAGCCCTCCTCTGGATAAACGCTGAGTAAGTCTTTTACTATTTCACTATCGTCGCTGTCGAACACCGGGAAATCCTCCAAAGGGAAGTGCAATATTAGAATTTGTTTCTACGGCTATACCCGCTGTTATAGAACTATGCTCTTTTGCATGAAATCGTAAAGAGCAAGACTTAATTTTTTTACCACAAATATCACCTTCTGTCCAAAAAACACCCTCTTGTACAGTATCATGGCTTCCACCAACCTGAGTAAACTTTGCTACTTGCCAAAGCTTTCCAGATTTAAGAACATAACTATTACATCTAGAGTCTGTATATCCATAATATGTTGTAGATGCTGAGTAATTCTGAAATACTCGCACACGCCTCCAAAGAGAAGGAGCTGTATCGGAAGGAGTAGCAGTTGTTGCTGCTAAAGCCTGCCAATACGCTACAACAGTTTCAGCAGACTGTCCATTTTTATTTAATTGTGTTTTTGACTCACTTGTACGATAATAATTACCTTTCGTTGCGTTCGTGGCTCCAGCAGTAAATACAGTAAAACTAATCGAAGAAGAAACTATGTATTCATCAAATTTATTCATAAAAACATTTGATGTATCAGTTGCTATGATAGTTTCATCCCAGCTACATCCACCTATTTTATTTACTTCTGATACAGATGCAGCAGCTCCTTTATACTTAA